AATAAGTCTTGTGCGAGTTGGTCTCGGCTGATTTGCCCCGCTAATTCTTCAAGAATAGCGTCTATGTTACCGTCAACTTGTCCTTTAGCTTCTACAAAATGAGACTTCCCATATTCATTTACGCTTCTTACATAAAACCAGTAATCACGCCCCGGCTTTAATTGCCCTTTTGTCCAGAACTTAGCGCGACTTAAGAAATCAGCTTTTGACTCTATCTCATTGATATTATTTATTTTTATTTCACCAGAAAACCAGAACTCAAACTCGGTATTTAGAGTGTGTGGCGCAGCGATATGAGGGATTAATTTTATTTCAAAAAAACCAGACTCAACAATTATTGAGCTAGGTGCACTTGGCGTACCAATAACCATCTGGACTTTTGATTCATTACCAAGCATTCCATTAGCGTCTTGACCTCTCACCCCAACAAGATAGTCACCGGCTTCAAGCCCATTAAAGTAGTACTCTAAATCTGTGGTATTACCAGTAGATACAACCTTGCTGTTTTTATAAAGAGTGACATTAAATGAAATATTTCTATTAATGGCTGTTGTTACCCACATAGCCCTAGCTTGAACTTGAGGGCTATCATCAACGTAAGCAATAGAAAGACGCTCTATATTAGGAATGCGAATAACATTCTGCGTTGGCGGGTTCCCAGTAAAATCAACTCCATTATCAACAATGCTTTCCTTTTGAGGTTCATGCTGAATACAGTTGTATAAGTAATTTCCATCATTATTTTCTGAAATGGTAATAACTCGAAACAATCTTGTTATTAGCATGCTTTTGGTAATAGAAAATACACCATATTGTTTCAGTCCACGAGGAACCTCACGCAAAGTGACAATATCACCATCGATAGATTGAATTTCTATTTTCTCGAACCTTCCTGATGTCCCTAAAAATGAGAAAGTACCTTTATCGTCATATTTCCAATCTATAGGCGCATCAATAGTAATAGCGCTACCATTAACTGATAGAACCCGACCACCTACCTTCACTCCTGCAAAGCTATCGTCTGCTACCTCAATAATATCGCCAGAGATGCAGTTAATCCCCTCTCTTCCTGTTGAGAATGTAACGCTATCTTTCTCCAGCTTTTCTGTCTGTAATATCCACTTACCCACTCTGTGAGCCTGTCCGCGACTAGTGCAACCAAAAGCAGTAACTTTCTTAACATTTACACCGCCGAATCGCTGAATGAGATCATCATCTTGGATAAATTCTCTTTCTTCACTCCATCCATTACTCGGGTTTATCCATGACACCTCGATAGCATTATGACGAGCTGATTTCGCTGTTGATGTATATTTAAATTTTCCATCAATAACATTTGAGTTTGTGTACGTCCATACTGGATCTGATGGTCTATCTTGAAAGCACGTTAATTGCTGTCCGTCCCATAAAGGCATACCGCGAAATACGGACGCTAAGTCATCAAGCACTTCTTTGGCTTTTCGTTGAGAGGTAATGTAGGCATTAAAAGTAAAGCGAGGCTCTTTGTTGCCAAACCCATCATCAACCAATTCATCACAGTAACGAGCAATGGCATATAGCGCGAATTTATCAACGCCAAACGAGCCGATCATCTCTCCTATACCGTATCGTTCATTAGTGACTAAATCGTAAAAAACCCATGCAGGGTTATTAGTCCATGCGGGCTTGAAGCGACCAGTCCAGATGCCAGTGTAAGTACGAGGCTCCGGATCATAGTTATCAGGAACTTGGATAATCATCCCTTTAATATGATAGGTGCGATTGGGTGTATCACCGTATTGGGATTTATCGATTTTCATCCCGACGACGGCAGAATTAGGGTAAGAGAATTTAGCGTCAGTTATTTCTGTGTAGCTTGCCCATACCGTTCCGTTTTTCAGTAGATCACTTTTACTATCATCTGTTAATCGTGAAACTCTAATTTGGAAAGGTTTCTTTTTAGGCGCATCAATGATATATGATTCTAAATATTGGCCACTGATTTTTCCGGTTATTTTTGCTGTTTCTGCATGTGTCCAACCAGAACCATCATTAACTTCAATAAGCATTTCTACCGTAGCATCGTGCTGATTTCCCTTGTCATCTTGACTAACAAGAGCAGAAACCCCCAAAGTGAATCTAACGCGGTCAGTTTCCTGATCTGAAATAGTGCGTAAGATTGGTGTGCTTTTTTTTACCTCTACATTGACAGGAATTTCTTTTTCTACAAAAGGAAAGTCCTCTAATGGTTCTTGCGTTTGCGTTCCTGCTCGCCACTGAACTTCAACACCATGAATATTTGGATTGCCATCTGCATCTACAACAGGAGTTCCATTCAATAGAAAACCTGACATACCACCCACAGGCCCTTCTATTGGCCCTTCTGAAACTAAATCGATGACATTAAGAAATTGTTTGTTTTTTAAGTTGTCATCGAGCAACCTTGGAGTGATTCCTCCACCGCCACCTTTGCCCATTAAACAGTCTCCAAACCTTGTGATATTACATTTGAACCCACAACCATCTCGCCATAACAGATAGGAACCGGATAACCTTGCCCCACTCTATTTGCTAACGAACTGAAATACTGGTTACTTTCTGAGTTTCGCCCCTCTATGCTTGGCGCTGGCGGTGTTTTAGTTAGCATGGTTGCCAATCCCGCGGCGGCCACACCTACACCAGCGGCAAATAATGCGGTCGATGTCATCGTTGCCAAAAATCCGCCCGGTATTAAAAACGATGCGCCAATTAAAGCAGCTCCACCAATAATGCCTAGCCACCCGCCAGATTTAGCACCACCAACTATGGGGACGATCGTAATAACATCACCTTCATTTAATGGCGTACTTAATCCCGTGGAAATACTATCCTCGGTCATATCATTACCTGCGATACGAACGCGAAACTGACCTTGGTTAATCTCTTTTTTCAACCCATCAATTTGATAGCAAAGACAGCGTAAGGCCTCACCTGCATTACTTACCTCAAGCTCGAACCTGCGTCCAAATCTGCGTAAATAGCCTGCAAACTGTAATTTGACCATTGTTTATGCCTCCAAATGCTGTGAGTGTATTTAAACCAGTAACCACCGTAAGTATCTCGCTTACTCAATCTGTCTGGCCTGTGATGCAATATCTCTTGATTACCTAAGTACAACGCAGCGTGACAAGGTTTTGATGTTCCTAAGCAAATCAATATCATATCGCCTTCTTGAGCCTCTTCTACTTGATAAAATCCCTGCTTGTCCGTGTTATCAAGATAGAGATTTTGTTCTGTGTACCACCATTCATCGGGACGAATAAAATCATCTAGCTGAATGCCTGACAGATGATAGGCATCACGTATAATGGAATAACAATCCTGCTCACCATGTTTAAACTCTCTACCTAATAGTGGCGCTATTGGCCTGAACTTATGGATCACTCCATCACATACCAACCACCAAGGCAGATTTGTTTTCCTTTGTATTGTTCTATCACCAGAACTCAGGAAAGGCTTTCCGTCAGGGTGACTATGAACAATAGCTTTGACGTCTGAGTAACACTCTGCCGTCATCCAATCGTCTGGGTTAATTTCAAAATAGTTTTGCGGATCGGGATGTATGTTTCTGCAAGGGAAATACCTATCACCCGAAATTAAGCCGCAAGACTCCCTCACTCCTTCTGCTTTCGCGTGAGCGATAATGTCTTTCTCAATCATGGATTAACCTAATTTATTTGAACCTAAAAACCCGCCGAATGGCATCTTTCCTTTGTGTCTTAATTTGCACCCGCTGTATTTATGAGAGCATTTGTCTTTTAAGGAATCGGTTGTTGGTTGGTCTTTTTCATCTGCAACAGGTGGTCCATCATAACCACAATCAAATCCTCGGTATCGCCACGAGCAGATATCAGCCTGAATAACCCGTCTAGGTATCAGGGCGTTATCTGTTTCTGTTGGAAGTGCTAATATATACGTCACAAAATCAGAGTCTGAACTTTCTCGCTGTTCGACAACGTATTTTTGAACGGCTTCTCTGGTTGGATCTGCTTGTGGGTTTCCGTTGGGAAAATTAACAGCATCAAGATATTGCTCTAAAACCTGCCTACGAGTAACGATAGCGCCTAGCGCATCATCATAGTCGTTGTTAATCGCAGTTAACATTCCGTCAAAGTTAGCAAACGTCATTTTTGGTCTGTCTGATGCACCCTGAGTCGTTACACTAAACCCTGTAACCTGAACAGGATAAGGTTCATATCGTAAACCCTGCCAGACAATAGGTTTTAATAAGCCATTCATGCCGTCATGAAACCGGTAAACATCACCACCAAAACGACTTAAATCGACCTCATACAAATCTAACATTGCATTTTGCTGTAAATCTGCAACATTTATGCGCATCTCTTGAGGTATATCCCTCATGCAACAACCTCCTCAAATGTGCAATCTATCTGCCATACCGTCGCCCTTGGCGTTACCTGCCAGCCACGGCAAACAAATTTACGTTTAGAGTTATCATCACTGGTTAGCCATAAGAATGATTCAACTGCACCTCGAGCCTTAAGGAACTCATCAATCTGTTTCCCAATATCAGTACGCTTAACAAATGAGAGTTGATAAGTCTTTAGTTGGTTGTTGATCCCGTCTTTGACTCTTTGTTCGTAACCGTTACCAAACTTAGCTACTTTCACTTTAGGCTCATTACCCACCTGATAAGCTGTTTCAGGTCGCCATTTAAACTCTTCCATTGGTTACTCCAATAAAAAAGGCGACACAAAGCCGCCTGATCAAATATCAGGATATTAATAAATATCCATTAGGTTATTTTATATATTCAGCCCAGAGAAACTTGCCGAAGGAATGGCTGATTACTTCGGTGTGAGGTACTATGTGGATATAAATATGACCGTGCTCTACAGTTAGATATTTTAACTGCCTTATATGATTCTTTCCCAAATCCCTTAGAAGATGATGAATATGAAGAACTTAGTAAAAAATTCAGTAATAAAGATCATCTTATAGCAAATATGTTATACCTTGAGATGCATGGGGTGATTGAAAAACCATTCATTCAAAGTTCAACACTTGATGGGATCGAATATATTTTTAATAGCTATACCTGCTTCATTACTGAAAAAGGTATTGATTTTTTATTAGATGACGGAGGGTTAAGCGCGATACTGAAAGTACAAACAATTCGCATACATAGTGATTCAATTAAAGCATTAGAGGATATTATTTTAACATCTAATGAATCACCAGACATGAAAGCTAACTTGAAATCAAAACTTCATGAGCTTCCTGCAAACGCCATAACACATTTGATGAATGAATTATTGGTGAAGGGGGTAATGAATCTTCCTGTTGCAATTCAGATAATTCAAAAATTCCTCCAGTAGGGCTGTATCTAGTAGAGCACCTAATTAAAGTGAATTTACCCCACCCCAGCGCTCTACTTAAATAAATCCAAAAATAAGTACCATTCCAATCTGCATTGATAAAAAAACCATTGGGATGAATGTTAGCTGTGAATATCTTCATAACTACCTCTCTTAATTACCAACTTCTTACTTTTTCCAAAGCACCACCGCTACGCATTTCGTTACCAAGTACGTCATAAACCGTACCTCTCACCATTTGCTGTATTTGTTGCGCTTCCTTTTGAGTGATGCCATTAGGTGCTTGAACTTGGAATGTAAAGTTCATATCACCCATGCTGACACCATTACCACCTTTACCTATTTGTCGATTGCTAATAACTCGACCATTATCACCCGGTATCATGTACTGACTACCGTTAGATGCTTTGAATATCTCAGGTTTACCGCCCTCACCCACTCGATACATAGAGCCAGCATTTACGGGGCCACCATTTTTACGAGCACCAGCAAGCGCAATCATAGCGGGAATAGCCGTTGCCATTGCTGCCATACCCCATGTAGCAGCAGATCCCATAGTGGCAATACTGGTTGTCGCTGCCGCCGGAGCCATAGCATTTGTAATTGCTGCGCCAGTAGTTGTAGCCTCAGCTATAGCTTGTGCATTGGAAGCCTTACGCATGGCACTTTCAGTAACCATATTCTTAACCTGCTGCATACCCATTTGAACCAGAGCGCCAACGGCTTGGTCTACGATGGTTAATGCGACATTACGGAAAGCATCGTTAAGGGATTGCGTGCCTGTTAATAGCCCTGTGAGTACGTTGGTAGAGCGTTGCCCTAATGCGTCCAACCCATCAGCTAAGAATTGATTAGCTTGGCTCTGATTACGCCATATCTCCCATTGAGCATTTAACCGTTCTTGCTCATATTGAGTATTGGCGGCATTCATTAACTCTAAGCCACGCTGGGTGATAGCGCCTTTTTCTGTTTCAAACTCACGAATAAGTGCAAGTTTACGCTCGTGTTCGTTTTTGAGTTGCTGAACAGGATCCACTTTCCCTTTGATGTCATCTTGCGGTGAGACAGCGTTATTAGCCTTTATTTCGGCTATCTTTTGTTGATATTCCGCCTCAATTTCAGCTTTACGCCTTGCTGCCTGTTCAGTGAGAGATACATCATCTTTTGTTATCCGCTCTAAGTCTGCCAACTGTTTATCGTGAGATTCTTTAACCTTGGCGACTAAATCAAGCTCAAGCGCGGCTTTCTTATCAGCTAAATTACGCTCAATGTTATATTTATCTTCTGCGAGTTGCTCCGCTTTTTCAATCTGCTTAGGAGATGCCTTGTCACCAAGCGCCTTAACCGCATCATACTTAGCCATTTCAAGAGAGCCTTCTTTGTAACCTGTGTTTAAGCGCTCAATTTCTTCTCTTTGGCGCTTTAGTGCTTCGTATGCTGCGTCTGTGGCTTTGGTTGATTCCTTGGTTGTTTTGTTGCGTTCGGCTTCCGCATCTTTGGCATCTTGCGCCGCAATTACAGCCTGATTTAATATTAGAACTTCTTTTTCTGATAGATTATTATCCTCCGCATAGAACTGAACTTTTAGCAACCTCTTATCAATTTCACTTTTAGCATTGGCTAGCTTAGCCTCACGCTCTAGTGACTTTCTCATATCTAACGCTTTATCTGACAATTTAACTTCAAGCTGAGTGGCATTAAACTCACCTTTCGCACCAGCCGCCTCCCTTATTTGCTGAGTAAGTCTACCTAATGCGGACTTTTCAACATCAAGAGTAGTTGCACTTTTAACACTCAAATCAATGGCTTCTTTTAGCTTCCTATTGTACTCATCTTGAGCGTCTGCGAGGTATTTAGTGATATCTTCAGATTTTTTCTTATTTTCTGCTAAATCACCTTCTAGCTCTATCTTCTCTCTTAATATGTTTATTGTATTTCTTTCAATTAACTCTGGGTTATTACCTAGAGCGTCCTGCTGCATCCTTAGGCGAGCCTCAAGTCTAGCTAGTTGTTTTTCCTGCTCCTCCATTTCCGCATTTATAACTTTCTGCTTGTCGGCGGCATCTTGCGCGTCACGAGCAATTTCTTGATATGAAAGCCCTTTTAATTTATCTGCTAGTTGATCTACGTTATCTGCAAAGTCATGTGCTTCTTGTTTTGCTTGCTCCGTTTTTTGATAGAAATAATACATTGCAGCACCAGCAAGCATCAGCGCCCCCATCGGGCCACCTAAAGGTGCAGTGGCTATATTGAGCGCTCTCATTGCGCCAGCCATAGTAACACTGGTTGCCGCAACTCTTGCTTGAGCCGCCGCTAACCTATTTGTTTCCAGAGTTTCCTGCCTAGTTAATGCTGCTATTCTTGCTGAATTTGCCGATAATTCATTTCTTATTCTTGAGCGTTGTTGTTCTGTCTGAGCAGCCGAAAGCTGAGCTGATAATGATTGTTGAGTCGTTAAAGCAAATGCCTTTTCTGCCTGCACTCTAGTTAGTGTCTCTTTTGCAGCAACCACCTCTGCTTTGGCTGAGTTTCTTGTTGCTATAGTGCTTGTTATTGTATCTTTTGCTTTCTTTAATTGCGCAGCACCAGCAAGAGATAATGCACCAACAAACCTTGAACCAATTGTCATTGCTGTCAAAGCAAGAACATCCGTCATTACATCCAAATTTTTACTAACAGTAATAACGGCATCACTAAATACACTAAGCCCTGCCTTTACTGTTGTATTTTCACCGAGAAACTTAGTGACATTATTCCCCGCCTCTTGAAATGCTTGCGACATTGTTCGAGTTGTTTTAGCGAATTCCTTACCGATCGCATCACCTTGAGAAAGTAGTCCTTTCACAACAACATCAGTGGTTAGTTTGCCTTCTGCCGCCATCTTACGAAGTTGACCAATACCGACACCCATCGAGTCAGCAAGTGCAACCATCAAACGGCTACCCTGTTCCGCTACTGAGTTAAATTCCTCACCACGGAGAACCCCAGAAGCGATACCTTGTGATAGCTGAATGATGGCGTTTTCTGCTTCCTGTGCAGTAGCGCCAGAGACGATAAACCCTTGATTGATGATGGATGTTAATTTTGCTAAGTCTGCCGCTGATGTATTGTATTCTCTCGTTCCTCGCTCAAGACGTGCATAGAGTGTTGCTGTAGCATCAAGGCTAGAACGCGTTGCTTGAGAAATATCAAATACTCGCTGAGTAACATCAACAAGTGATTCGCTAGCACGAACTGAGTTAGATAATTTGTTGTTTAATTCAGTCCATGCTTCGGAGTAACTAGCAACCATTGAAGCCGATAAATAACCGGCAAGTGATGCAGCAACCTTGGATAAAGATAACATTGAACGTTCAGTATTATTTACCGATTGAGACGTTCTGTTAAAGCTACTATCCATACGATTAAGACGTTGCTCTAACTGACGTTGAGATGTTAGCAATTGCTCAACATCCATTTGAACTTGATAAACAATTTCGCCTACTTGTGCCATTTGTCGGCTCCTTAAAATAAAAAACCCCGCCTATTGGCAGGGTTAGTTGATGTTTGATTTAAAATTAAAAAGAGCTTTTTTTATTTTCTTCTATTTCCTTAACACATTCTGGATTGTTAGCGAATGTGTACTGAAGGAAGATATACCCATTAGATCCGCTATCCGCTCTCGCCTCAACAGCTATACTACTCAGTTCATTTTCTTTCATGTTGTCATTTTGCTCTTTCCACCTAGCACTTAAATATCTTTCTTGCTTATACAACCCCATCATCCAGTCTTGAGGGTTCCGCCATATAGATCCAGATAAAAGAATATCTTCTTGTTTTGGTTTTCCATACAAAGATTCCAAAGTATTAACCAACCCATTGAATTCCTGCCGTAACGGCTGTCCGTAACTGTTTGTTTTTATATCATTACCAATTGCTCTTATCTGACATAAACCAACTGTTGGAGAGATAACTAATCCAAATGATGCAAACTCGGAGTTTTTTTTAGGTGAACTGTTCGTTAAGTATAGGTTTTGCTCATCATCAACAAGGCGTATCTCGCCAGTTATCATTGATTCAATGTTTTCTCTTGTAAGTCCAATCTTAAACCCAAATGGGCCTGATTCCGGCGGGAGCATAGATTGTTTTTCATTATCTGATTTAATATTTTCTTTTGTATTTATCTGGGAGTTATTGTTGCTTAATTGATTATCATAGTTAATTGGTGCCAATCCATATTTAGCAGATAAATACTTTTGTTGTAACGTAGCTAACGTTTGCTCTTGTGTTGCTATTGTTGCTAATTTCATTGATAGAATTAATCCACCAGAATATTTCTTAGCTTCATTTTTCTCGCTTTCAATTTCTTTTTTAATTTGATTTATTTCCGCTTCAAGTTTATTTGCTAGATCTTGGTTTGCTTGGGTTTGCTCTATAACAATGTTAACTTTAGCTCCAGACTCAAGAGCATTTATCCGTTGCTGTAAAAGAGCCTTATTCACCTCTAAAACTTCAGTTTTTGCAGTAATTAGAGATTTTATTAACCCGCCAGAATACAAATTCTGCTCAGATTTAGATTCTGATATGTCATTTTCAACCTGTAATAACTCTGATTTTAAATTATTTACTAGTTCAATATCTTGAGGCGATAACTCTTTTTGACCACAACCAGAAATTAATAATGAACCAATAAAAATCGCCAAAACTGTTTTTTCCTCACAACACCATCCTCGTTAGTTAATTTGTTATTAGTTTAATAAATTTTAACTTAAGTGCTATTTTTTATTGTCTTTATTCTGCTGTTCGTCACTCATATTTTTAATTTTATCAAGATCCATTGTCAGTATAGTGTTCCCTTCCTTGCCTTTATTTACTTGCATAAAAGCCAGTACGCCAGATAACCACTTAGAGTCATTACTTGTATTCCCTTGCACTGCATCCTCTAAAATCTGAATGATTTCAGAGTTCATAGAGCGACCATTGGCTTTTGCTCTCTCTTGGATTTTTTCTTTTAACTCATCCGGCATTCTCAGTCCAAATGGTGCGATATTTCTCATACCCTTCATACAACCCCCAATTAAATTTGATATCACAGTGTAGCCAAATAACAGTTGACTTCATAGATACACGGTGTAATGATTACACCATGATATCAAGATGAGGTATAACTATATGAGCGACCAACTTTATACGTGTAGAGAGAAGGATAACTTTATGCTAAGGCTTCCTAAAAGAATGAAGGATGAAATTAAGAAGTTAGCTGACATGGATGGTATATCCATAAATTCAGCAATAGTTCAAAGGCTATCAAGAAGCCTAAGAGAAGAAAGAGTTAATAATGTTAAGTAAAAACGGCGAAGCCCCAACTGCGGTAACAGTCGAGGCTTCTAATTTGCCAGAAACTAACGAGGTAACTAGCATGACAAGTATATCAACTATTAATGTACCATTCCACGGAGATAATCTTTATTTAGTCAATTATGAAGGGCAACCATTTGTTGCAATGCACCCTTTCATTGAAGGTATGGGTTTAGATTGGTCATCACAATATACAAAGATAAAACAAAGATTTAGAACCTGCGTTGTGAATATCACAATGCAGCTTCCATGTGATAACCAGCGACGTAGTGTAGTGTGCTTGGCGCTAAAAAAATTAACTGGCTGGCTTCACACTATCAACATCAATAAAGTTAGACCTGAGATCCGAGATAAAGTACAAGCATACCAAGATAGAAGCGACGATGTACTTTACGAATACTGGACTACTGGTGAAGTTAAGAAAAAACACAAATCAACTGTTCAAGAACGCAACCCATTAAAGAATGCTGTTAATCTATTGGTTAGCAAGAAAGGCATTATGTATCCAGAAGCTTATTCTCTTGTTCACCAGAAATTTAATGTTAGTAGCATTGAAGAGCTAACAGCAGATCAGATACCCGATGCGGTTGAGTATATTCACAAGTTCGTTCTTGAGGGTGAATACATTCCTAAACAGGAAGAAAATATACTTTTTGAACCAAATCAAAACTCAATCACCGTAACCATACCAAAAGAAGGAAGATGGTTAGTTTCTTATAAAGATGGAAAGCAACAAGTAGTTAGCGTTGATGGTCATAACGTTGTCAGTGTTGAATACATTCAAAAATTACAACGTGACTCTAATGCGCTTATTGAGTTACTGCAAAACTTCCGTCTACGCACCCAAGTTATGCAAGGTGAGAAAAGCGGAGATATTTTAAACACTCCGTTAATTGCATAACAATAGTAGTAACGCCCAAGGATGGGCTATCAATTCTCGCGATTCGCTATAATCAAACTATATCAATAGGTTGTAGATTTCAGGCAATAAAAAACCCACCGGAGTGGGTTAGTTTTCAGTTGAGTAAGATTAGGTGTTTTTTAATTTAATCACACTGCAGCATAGCTTGCCAAAATCAGGATTACATAATTCTGCTGCGTCATACTCCCTAGACCAATGACACAACCAATCTTCAAGATCTTCGCAACTATAATTTTTAGTGGCTAAACCAGATGCAATATCAACCATATCATCACCTGGCGCAGTAAGCTCATAGCCATTTATTAATAAAAAAACATAACCACACATCATGGCTGTTCTTTTATTAGCGTTCGCGAAAGGATGATTTTGGATTAGACTTTCAATAAGAACAGAGGATAGCCTAAACATATCCTCTGTTTGTTCATAATATCTTATTAAGCTAGGTCTAGCTTGTGAAGATTCTAGGTTGCTTTGGTTTAGAACTCGGATTGGCTCATCTGGCGTTTGCGCTTTAATAAGAGCCTCATTGATATAAATTATATCATCAACGGATAAGTAATTTACGCCTTCAAGATGATAACCAAACTCCCTAGACATCGATTACACCTTAGATAATTTATCCATAGCCGTCTCATAACGATCAAATCCAAGGATGAAAGCATTTCTCACCTGATCTTTGTGTGAGCAATTATATCCAACTACCGCTCTAGGAGACGCAATTTTACTTTTGTCACGAGGCGGTATATCTAATCGACTAGCCTTTCTCAGTGCGTGACTCATATGAATATCCTCTTACCAGGATCTCTGGCATATATACAAAATAGACAATTTTGAGGTTATTGCAGTTACTCTGCATGTACAAAACTACCCACACTCTTAGTGGGTACTGGATTATTTTTTGTGAACCTTTCGACCAGCGGCATATTTATAATAGAGTCATCTTGACGTTATTACAACCAAGATTTATCAATTAAAGCTTGTTTTTTTCGTTTATAAACGGTTATAGAGGTCTATAAACGCGATTTTAGGCGTCAGTTACCTACCAATGTCGTCACTCAGCTATCTTCGTACAAGGTTGGGATTAGCGCTTTCAGAAAACGAACTTATCTCTTCCTACTCACTAATCGACGCTTACCACTGATCAGCTCATCATTACGCTTATCATCTTGCTTCATGATGTTGTCATATTCTTCTTTTGTGAAGCCTTTCTCATCAGGGTATTTAGCTTTGAGCATCATCTGAAATTCAGTCATGGTTAGCCGTTCGGCTCCCTCTCGATTCATACCAAAATGAGCACGAGCAGAGCTGATGTAGTCAATTGCCATAAACTCATCTGAGAATTCATTTTTGCCTTCGTTACGTTGAAGTTTGCGGATCTTCGCTTTACCGATAATTCCGTGAGTGAATAATTCTCGAGCAATGACGATAATGTCAGCGATTGGCATCTTGCCGTTTTTATAGACAATGCCACGTTTACCTGACTTCCACTCGCCAATGATTTCAGAACAATCATCATCACAACACGCCTGCATCACTATCATTGCAGTTTGTAGGATATTGCGTCCATATGTCGGCTTGCTAATCGCTTTTATTAACCACTCAGGAATAACCCTGTAGCTCATTACGGCGCGTGCAATTAACTCTTGCACCTCAGCACCATTTAATTGACCGTATGCACTCACAATCTGTTTAGGCTCACCGATTCTTGTCATATTGATGAACGATGGTCTAAATAAGTAATCCTTTTTATCAGTAGAGATAACCATCTCACCGATTTCTAAAATAGGCGTCATAATCCCTCCTGAATATTATCAAGGGCACTCGAAAGCACCCTTTGTAATATTAAGCTGAGGTAACAGTAACCACGCATTTTGCTGTTTTACTACCATCTTTAGATGTGACAGTGATATTTGCAGTACCTTCAGCAACACCACGCACAGTGACTACATTCACAAGCTGAGTAACTGTTGCAAAGTTTGGCTTATCGCTCACAGCAGTGTAGTTTTTGTTCGTCGCATCGGTTGGGGTAAATTTGACAGTAAATGTCTTAGTTTCACCCACTTTTACAGACAGAGTAGCTGGCTCTACTGCGACACTTTCAACCACGATTTCTTCTTGTAGCCATTCAACCGTTTCTGCATCAGCAACTTTCAATTCACCTGAATAGGTAGAGATTTCTTTTGTTGGAAATTCCATTGACCATGATGTAAATAACATATAGCTCTGAACAACATCAGAACCATCACCTTTCATATCAAGTTGAATCCAATAATCTGGTTGGCGACCAGCTTTGATTTCATCAAGAATTTCTTTTGCAATATCGAAAGCAGAAGTAGAGCCAGTTACGCCAGATTTCTTCAATTCCCCATCAAAACTAATGGTGAAGTCAGCACCAGTGACGATTGATTCTGTTAACCCTTTGATATCATCAGCATTAGACGTTACCGTCTCCATACCAAAATCGAATGACTTGGTTGTTAATGCACCTAAGCGTAAGAATTGATCTTGTGCTGGTACTTGGTCAGGGCATCCTTTTGCAATACGGATAATTCCCGCATTACCCATTACCAATCCTTTTTTGTCAGGACATTGTGACATGTTATAACCTCTTTATTTGCAAATAAAAAAGGCCGCATAAGCGACCCATGTTAGTTTGATTTTAATCCGCGACTGATAACCCGAACCGTATCGCCGACTATCGTTGTAATGTAAGCATAATCTGTTCGTTTAATATCAAATGATGGGATAGCGTCTTTCTTTGTGTGTTCAACCCGCGCCACGATATCCTTATTTTCAGGTTCAGGATAAAATTCCAAGCGGTACATTTCTCCCAAGCAGTGTACTTCTTCTACTTTACGGCCTTCTCGTTCAGTAATTAATTTAAGTGCGTACATAGTTATATTCCTTAGTTTTTTTAAACAGCAAATAAAAAAGGCCACCGAAGTGACCTGTTAAGATGTGTTTAATTTAAGATGTACAGCGGAAAGAAAGCGGGATAATAAACCTACCTTCTGTTGTTTGAATTGGATTAACAAAACCAGATGTATTGATAATAAAGCCAATGTTATGACTTCTAGAGTGACACCTTACATACTCTAGTATTTCGTTAGCTCTCTGAACAATAAACTCAATCCACGCCTTGCCAGATATGAGTAAAACGGTGAAGAAATCATCGCCACTTACATCATCAATACGACCAGTTCCATTTAGTTGCTGAAATACGATATATGAATCTGAATCATTACCTTCTTTTTCATTCCAAATATAATCCTGCTGAATGAAACCATCAGATAACCCTGATTCAGAAAAATAGTTTTTCAGTCTCTCAAAGGTCGTCATATTTTAAGTTCCTCAGCAACAGCCTGATCAATCATTTGCTTCGTTTCCTTAAACCCCTTCAGGAGGAATTCTTTCTTAGCAGTAGGTCTGCGGAAAGTTTGTTTAACATTAGGATCATGAACAAAAACAGCATGTGAAGCAGAATAACCAACGCGACCAGTAAATAGAGCACCTTTTACTTTTACATCTCTAAATTGTGAATTAATGAGCGTTTTAGTGTCAATTGGCGTGTATACAGCAGCTTGCCTGCCACCAATATCTAGCGCTCTATGCATGGCTCGAGCTATCTTCTTTGATGCTATGCTTCCAACCAGAGAGTTTAAGTTAGATATCGCATTACTTATTCCTTTTACTTTTGCCCCCATAGTTACACCGCCGTTGTTAGTGTGTAATCATCTAGACCGCCATTAATATCACGGTCTCTATCGATAGACTTAATCCTACTAGCACCATGCAAAAATGGCTCTCTGTCTTCATACTTACCGATGGCGATATAGTCTTCTTGAGAAGCTTCGCTATACTCAGTCCAAATGACATTCTTAATAATTATTTCAGTACCAATAGTTTTACTACCATCTTTAAAGCTACTTCCGTAATCACACCGGATATGGATTGGCTCTGAAAATATAGGCTTCCCGTATTTATCTTTCCCCTCAACTTTCCAGATGGTTGCCCACCCTTTGCAAAATCGTCGCAGGATTTTCCCCATATCACCCCCGAACTACATCAAACTGAATGACACCTACGGGGCGTTCAATAGGAAGGCTATTAGTACATCCATTGGTATCTAGGGAAGACAGCATTTTTAGCAACGTTTTTCTGCCATCAGAAAAATACTGATATGAAACAGAAGCGCCAGAAGGTGCGTGCTCTGACGCGATTTTACGAACATCAGCAGATGATAATATAAGGATAACCGAATACAGTTTAATTAAAGCAATTACCGCATCTGAATACCCTGCGCTATCAAGGCAAGTATCAATAGTGTCCACTATAGATATAGCAGAGTTTATGACAAGACTTGTTGCCTCAAACCCCATCACCTCTAATTGCTCATTAACTTGCTCAACCGTAATCGCAATAGACATGCTCACTCCTCATGGATAAATAAGGGGCGGCGGCCCCTCACGTTACCCACCAACGCTAGTATCTTTGCCAAATGAAACCATAACACCAGCAGTATCTTTAATATCCGTAGCAATTTGCTTCCAGTTAGCTACCGCGGCAATCTGTTCGTTAGTTGGGGATTTGATGCTATCTTTGCTCCACTGGTAACCACGCAAACCAATAGTAAAGTCGTACTCACCTTGCATTAGTGCCTTAATATTTTCTTGCCCTAATACATCCTGAGCCTTCATGATTAGTGGTGATGTTTGAACCGCAGCAGCACCAGTCACTAAACCTAGCGAATGTTGTTTGTCTGCATCTGATAAAGCTGGAATATCAGAGATAACAAAACGACGGCCAAGGTTATCTTGTTTAATGGCGACGTTGCCAATTTGGAATAGGTTATTTGCGTTGGTTAATGTCTCATCCATAAAGTCGTTGAATGTTGCACCATCCATCAACCAAGCAACAATACGCGAATATGCATCACCGAATGGACGTGTTGCTTTATTTAAACCTCTTAATGATGGTGTTTCACCTCCAACAGTAACGGCTGTTTTATTACCAGAAATAGCTGCTTTTAATGCCGCGCCAGTAGTATTCAGGTAATCTTGTAACATGGCTTCTGCTGATTGAGCAGCAACTACCGCAGCCGCTTCTGATACGTCCTTACCTAGTCGCTTCATCATTGTCGGGGTAACTGAGACAGGGCCAATACGACCATCAATCTTAATCATACGGTCAAGGATTTGCCCCAATTCTTGTGGCGTTAGATTACCTGAACCATATGCATTGCGTCGCTGAGCCAGACCACCAAGCAACTGCCATGATGTTTGCTCAATGTAATCACCGATATGATCACCATCGCCAATAACTAAAGCACCACCAGATGCTTCGTTAAATTGACGGACAGCCTGAGCAACCAACTCTGTTGCCGCTAGAGACACTTGTTTTTGAAAAATATATAAAGACATATAAATTAATCCTCTTGGATATTAGCAATGATTTCACGTGCGCTGTCCACTAACGGATTCGCGCTTTTGGGTTTTTCACTGCCTCCGGCTGGTGATTTCCCTTTACCGCCTTCCCCTCCGGTTCCGGTGGCTTTACTACCAATAATTACTGGAGCAAATAACGGGTTACTACGAAATTCTTTTTCTAAATCATCAATGGTAAATGCAGAAGGATGACCGTTAGCATCAACCACTCGCGTTTTACCGTCTTCTACTGATAATCGAGATTTAATGTGTGGCATGATTAACGGAGCAGCGTCACCAGCAAGCTTTGTAGCCACAGTTTGAGCAACGTTATCAACTAATAGCGTATGTAGACTCGCGTCTTTCTCCTGCAGCTGTGCTAATAACTCGTTTTCACGCGTCTTTAACTTTTCAGCCCAGCTTTTTTCTAGTGATTCGATATCGCCATTTTTACGCGCTTGATCTTCTGCTGCTTTTTTGCAGCCTCTTCTGCTTGCCGGCGTTTCTCCTGCTCTGATTTTTTCTCAGAAAGTAATTCATCAACTTTCTTTTGAAGACCTGACACATCTGGAATTTCTGGCATACCTTCGATTTGAAGTTGGTAATTACCACCAGACTCTTTGTAAAGAGCCTTTTGCTCATCAGTTAATGCGTCAAATTCTTCTTTCGTTAATAAATATTTAAACATCGTAAAACCTCTGGTTTAGATGGTGCAGTCTCTAACTGCGGATAATAAAAAACCCACTCAGTGGTGGGTTTGTGTTATTTCAATTCAATTCCTGCTCGCTCAAACGCTTTAGGCGCAAACTTTTGCATATCTTTAAGTGTCATTGGTTTAAAGTTTTTATGTAACTGCAACTGTGCGAATCGCTCTGGAGATAAACCACCATCACGAAACAACTTCCCTCTAGTCGGACCCAATATTAAATCCTGTCTTTTGGCCGGTTGCCTAGATAGCCATTCATAATAGCTTTCTTCTCCCCATTCAGATCTTCCTATTGGTTTAGTTATTATCAAATTAGCAAATTTATCATTAAGTATTGGCAATCGCTGACTTCGGCAGTTTGGGTGTAATGGTGGCATTGGGCCAGCCCCAACAGGATATCGGTTTCCTGATAAAGCCCTACACGTCGATGATGTTTTGTTGTCCAGTATTGCGCTGAATTCTTCCTCTTTAATTAAATCGTCATTCTCCTTATAAAATTCCTGAGCCGCACATGTATGAGCATGCTGAATTGCCGTATTTGCAATTGTTCTGTAGTTGTAAGTAATTCGAGATATCGTCGATGTAGAGACCTGTGTTTTATCAATTGCAGCCCCATTAATAGTGGACTGTAGAACTTGAATGTTACTTTGAGCAGCCATAGCCAAAACAGTCTGATTCTCTACTTGCTGGATAGAGCTAGTCACCCAAGATGATATAAATTTCTTGAGAAATAAAGAGCCGCCCCAAGCGGTTAATATCAGCGGCACATTTAAAATGGCTTTTTTAACTTTCTCAGCATCAGGCTTGCTTACTTCATTTGTTACTATCTGCGATAAGCTATCAACTTCAAGTTGGCTTGACTCAACACCGATATCGAGAACAGATTGCAGTAAATGCTCAGAGTAACTGGTCAGAACTGGTGATAGCTCTCGCTTTAACTCAGCAATTATGGCGTTTAGTTTTGACCTCGATGTTATCTGACCTGAGAAATTAGCTAACGCCTTAGCAACAGCCGCCCTTAGCTCTCTTTGCATTTCCTCTCTATCAACAATGCCAGCTTTGAGTCGTTCTAGGAGAATTTGGATCATCATTGAATTATCTAACATCAACTGCGATTGCATATTCACCTCTACATCATTGAGTTAGCTCGCGATAATTCTATCTCTTCGATAACATCCTCAGCTTTCTCATCTTGAGGGATGATATTGATACTTTGCAGGTACTTAACAAAATCAATCAATCGCATAGCCCCAGATTGGAGAGAAGCAAGGAGAGCTGTGATTGCTTGCGAATCCAGTTGAGCAATATCGTAAACTTTGTTTATCTCAATAGTTGCCTCACCACTCCCCTCAAACTGAATGCAGAAATTAAGTGCTCGGTTAACGGCCTTTTCGACGTTTCCTGAACACAACGAAAGCACTGAATTATCTGTTTGAGCCTCATCCTGTGCCTGAGTCGCTGTTCTTGCTGATGTCCCGCGTTCAACTAGCTTAGCTCCTAGCATTGCCATCTGCTTTTCTCTGCGCTCAGCTAGGTTTATTTGAATGTTTCTGTCTTCTGGCTGCGCAAATTTCATATCACCACCCTGTGGCAGCAACACCCCTTTGCGTGAACCAACAGTAAACCCTTCAGACACGTGTCTTTCAACCCAATCATCAGTAAGGCCAGTTAGTGCAATCATCGGCTGACCGACAGTATGTGCAGACTCTGCGATATCAGCCTCAACTTGATAATGTTTGATATTTAAGTACGCAATATCTGCAAGAGGAGGAGCATCAGGGGTGTGATCATTGTTCATTGAACCAATCCATGACCACGGCAACTCCCTTAATGGAATGCCGTGTGTATCCTTTAATACAACCCACTCTGTAACTTTTATATCTCCATCTTCATACCAGCGACGAGAGCAAGCTACATTGTTAACAAGCCTTAATTCAATCCAGTTATTCTGCATTTGCAGTTCAAAATCATCTGTATCTACTGGCTCCTGATATTTGAGGACAACGAGGGATGTTTTCCCGTTCGTTACACGCCAATTGATAATTTCTTTTGCTGTAAACAACCGAATATAGGAGCGACCTTTATTAGCCTCTGACTGAATACCTGAACCACTAAAATCACTTAATAAACCTGCTCGACCACGCTGTAAGTTTTGCGATAACGCATCCCTTATCATTTGAGTAAGTGGCTGACCTTGACCGTCAATATCAGTTTCTAAATACTCAACATCACCACTAATACTAATCTTTACTGGCTTACTGAAAGCAATACCAAGTAAACCACTAAGTGTCCTACCCGTGGCATTCAGAAAGGATGCTCTAGCTAAATAGCGCTTATAACGCTCATTACCCTTATCATCTTCATCTTTGTTATCTGCCGGATGAGGGAGGTATTTCTCTTTCTTGCTTTTAACAACTCGTTCGCCATCAACACAATCGCCAACCATGTCCCATTCAGGCAAAAACTCATTGTAAGCTGGATGCTTGTAATCAACGTTTGTATTCATGTTAGTTCCAGTTAAATTCTATTTTCTTAGTCAACCGTTTAGTATTTCTTCGACTCACTGCAAAATATCTAAATCCATCAGCATCATGTGACGTGTAATCGTGAAGCGGTTTATCTTTCCAACAGCCTCGCTTGTCATCCCACTCTTTACGATAAGCTTCTAGATGAGCAATGCCTTCACTACATTTATGCTCATCAAACACGCAAAGTGGCAGAATTTCACGTACTGCCTCGATACCTTCATCAACTGAAAGCTTCGGCACTACTTCAAATCGGATTGAGTAAATTTGTCCGTCGATTTCGTACCCCTCACGCGCTAATTCACGCCGAGATTTCGCATCCGAGCCAAACTCACGGTTATCGATATCATGAGGGCCATTGTGACTTGCATATGTGTAGCCTTTGTCTTTCAGTACTTTCATGTAGTGCCGTAGACCTTCACCACTGTTTGAGTAGTGGTCTATAATGTGGAACTCTTCGCCCACTTCACGGATAAACCAAATTGATGTTGAATCACCGACGCCAATATCCCAGTACGTGTGAACCGGTAAGTGTGAGTTATCAGGAAGTGTGCCAATGCGTTTATTTTCGTACAGGTAGCGGAATTGCTTAGCGTAGTAAGCGCCTTCAACCGATTGTTGGAATGCCTCAGACGGTATTGACGGATATTCCCGTTTCATATCGTCGCCAAGCGTTTTCTCTTTGGCGTAATACCATGCTTTCTGGCGCTCGTTTAATTGAACACCATGTTTGCTGGCTATCTCATCAAAGTAATCAACTAACCGCTGGGGTAATGGCTCAACAGGGTTAATGGCATACTCTGGATTCTTCCACCATGAGAAGAAAAAGAACTTCCAGTCTAGGTTAGAGAGAGTCTTATTCTGAATTTGCGCTTTCTCAGCAGACTGGCAATAATCGAAGAAATAACCTGCTCGACCCTCCGCTGTGCTTTCAATCGTCGTAAAACAATCGCTTGATACCGCCTCAAATGCGCCAGTGACAATCTCACGGGCTTTCTCTGGATACTTAGCACATATCTTACCGAACTCAGAAACGTGCAAATAACGGAGTGTACCGCCACGAAATGACGTGCTGATATAAAGCGAGCCGCCTTTGCTAAACACCAACTCACCAGCCGCATCATTACTCGCTGGGTTAGCCGCTTTGATTTCATCGGGTAGCTTGTCATAGGCATACTTTATCTTTTCCCTAAATAGCCGCTTAGCATCGTTAAGTGTGTGGGCTATCAATGCACATTTAGCCGCCTCAAATAACGCTGCGTCTAGCTGGATAATGCAGACCTCAGTAGTGAAGCCAAGCTGACGGGCTTTAAGGATAATGTTTCGCGTGTGCATCCCTTCAAAATATTCGAGTTGCTCAGGCGTCATTTTAAATCGAACTGGCTTGCCTTCTTTATTGGTTATCCAGTAGAGGTGATTTAATCGCCAGAGCTTATCTCTCAATAATGCAAGATGTTCTGGCTTCATGATTATTCCTTAGATAAGTCGTCCATTAGTTCTGATAGCTGACTAGCTGTCTTATTCGGCTGAACATCATCAAGGCCATATGCTTGACGCTCAAGGCCAACTAAATTTTTAAATGTTTCGCTTAATGATTTGGCTGACTTAACGCGCTCAGGCAGGGAGATGATTGAGTGATAAATGTCATTGAGTTTGTCGCGTCCGTTATCATCAGGACTAAACATTAACTCGCCAAGTTTTCTTAAGGCTGGCACATCAGCACATTCAGCAGATAGTTCATCAAATAAGTTGTTGGTTAACTCTCTAGCCCTTCGAATATCGCCTCTATGCTCCATGCGGACATTAGCGATAACCTCGGCATTAGCCTCAATAAGTTGCCGTTCTGAAATAGCCTTTTCGGTGGCAACCAGACTGGCAACCTCCCTTTTGGCAACCAAGTTTTCAGCCCTAGCTTTAACCTTTGCCTTTAGATCTCGCTCCCATCCTTCTTTCTTGGCGCGCTTACTTATCGCCTGATGGGTTATCTCGTATTGAGAGGCTATTTCCCTTATGGACATCACGCCAGCTCGGTAAGCCGACTCGATGGCCTCCCAATCTGGTCTTTTAGCCATATTCATATCCTCAATAACAAATTAAAAAACTCACCGTAGTGAGCTTTGTGATTTGCAATAAAAAACCCGCCGGAGCGGGCTATTGTTAGATAGCAACTCCTCGTCGCCTTAACTCATCAATGATTGCATCAATAGCATCATGGATTACGTCAGTATTGTAGTAAATTGACAAGCCTGATTGATAAATGGTTTCCAGTAACTTGAAGTTATGCTTAAGATTGTTGATCAGCTGATCGGTTGTTTTAGACATTAGAATTCTCCTGTGTCTTTTATAGAGCTTAATTGCTCACCTTTATTTATCCTCACAGGCCTGAAGAATGCCCAAAACACGCTATTTTGGGTCTAATTTATTTAGTATTCTATTTTTGCGCTACCGATTATCCTATTGGTCACATAAGGCTCTTTAGTGGTCATTATGCCTTTGTATGTTGAGCCATCTTTCTTAGTTGCTATTACGTGATATTTTTCAGTCATAGTTAGCTCTTCTTGTGATAGTCTTGTCGTAAGACGATATTGCATTGACATAGAGGGATCATGAGACAGTATCTTTTTGCTTTACTTATACCGTTCACTGTGTGCGCTAATGCAACAGATGAAACCCTGATATTTGAAATGGAGTGCTCTTGGATTAATTACTCCCAAGACGGCACCACCAAAAAAAGTGAGGATAGCCAGATATTTTCTGTTTATAAATCAAATGCAACACAAATCCTCAAGATAGCGCCAGCTAAAAAGAGTAGTCATATGCCATCTCCGACCTATGCTATGAAGGTAAAAGGAGCATACTCATCTCAATTCGGAGTACCTTATTACAAAGAATTCTATTGGATGAGCCACGATACAAGGCTTACATTACTTCGTGGAAATGACACAAAAGTAATAATTGAATCCATATCATCCCCAGGGATGCCTGTGATGGAAGCCACCTGCACCAAGCCTATATATACAGACGACAAAAAGTAACCATTCGCAACCATCATCACGTGTCACTACGTTACTTTGGTCACTTCTAGTCTGTTCCTAACAGTCAAGATATGATCACTCTCCTTAATGGATAAACGACTTATCTAATTGCTGATATATATATTTACTTAAGCTATACTAAGTAATTATCACTATACTTTGATTAATATCCTGTTAGTTTGCCCATGCACCCATGCTGGGCTTTTTTTTATTCCATGCATTCTTGTTTGATATAATCCTGCAACCCTTTAATCATCTGTTCTGACTCTGCAATTCGCTCTCTGAGTAACCAATAATTTCGGATAGCGGTGTCAGTAGGTCGGGCGGTGGTTGCAT